TTCTGCAAAGGATGCTTGCAGTTCTGTTAAAGCAGATGTAGAGGTCGCAAGTTGTGCTACCAAGTCTGCTGAAGCATCCGTAGATGCGGTCTCAGCCACAATTGGCTGCTCTGTTGCTGTAGTCATACTAACGACTTCCTTTTCAATGTCTGCTTGCGCAGGGGTTGCATCAGTGTTACCTGATAGAAACTGTTTAAATTTATTTAGCATTTGTCTTTCCTTTTACAACGTAGGATATGAAATCTGATTTAGGCATAATGCTTGTAATTAAACCAAGCTCCAATGCCTCGTTAGCCATGAATACTTTAGCTTGAGTGTTCTTTAAGTTTTCTACTGGAATGGAGGTGTGAAAATTCACATGCTTCCTAAATTCATCACCTAAGTAAGAAACTTTCTTCTGTAAGTCGTCAATGAACTCAGATTTGAATTTTCCATTTTTGTCAAAAGGAACCTTATTTGCACCATCTGTAATATAGATAGTAGATGTGCCTTCCATCTTATCTTTCTCAGATGAATCAGTAAGCCCAATCAATACACCAATTGAACCAACAGAAGCGTGAGGGTCTGATATTAATTCATCACACACACAACCAAAAGCATACGCAGCAGAACAACAGCTCCCGTCTACAAAGCCAATCAGAGACACACCGTTGTCATTGCACAGATTACGAAGTTCGTTGGCAGAAGAGAAGCACCCTTGTGAGCTGCCGCCTCCCGAATCCAAATCTAACACAATGGTTTTAATACCTGCTTCAATTGCTTCAGAGGCTTTGTTTAGAATGCCTTCGTAGGAGGCTAATCCACAAGTTGCTGTAATAGCTGTCTCTCTGTAGGTTGTAGCTCCGTGGATAGGGATGACAGCAATACCAGCAGATACGTCAAAATGTTTCTCTTGCTTTGGTTGTGTCATCTCTTGTGGGAAAGAAGCTAGGTTTGCATTGCGAAGGTCTAAGTAATTTGTAATTGTCTTAAAACCTTCTAAACTAATTAAATGAGGAGTTCCGTAAAGTTCTCCGGTGAGTCGCATAAGTGAGTGTGCTGTATTACCCATTTTTATCCTTGTTATTTGCTAGTATCCATGATAAAAATAAGTCGTCTTTATCTGGACACCATCCTGCTTGAAACTCACGGTGCATACTCCGTAGCTGATCTTTTGTAACGTCAGTATGTTCTGGTAAGTGAATCCAGTAAACAAATGCCATTCATCACCCCTTATTGTCATTATTTTTTGCAGAATTGTCGGTCTTCTTACCACCACCTCTAGATGTGCCACCTTCGATAGTGTTACCAACCCCAACCGCCATACCCTCTGCGGAGCTAGACGACTTACCAGCTAATGTAGTAGATAAATTCTCAACATCAACTTCTTCATCTTCAGGTTTCAGTGAGAATCCACCAACTTCACGAATTTTGTTAAGGACACCACGATCAACTTCAATACCACCAACACTAAACACACGTTGACAGAATTTACTGAACTCTTCGAGGCTTGCAGAACTGACATCTTTGAACTTGACTGCTGGCATTTCTGCCACATCCCATCCATTCAACTCCCACAACTGCCTTACTACGTCTCTGTTCAGAGCATTGGCAATTTCCATCAAACGATATGAAACTTGCATAGAAAGCATGTTTGTATCGCCATCTTGTAACGACAAACTACCTGCAGTATCACTGCCCATCTTGACAGCATCACATGAAAGCACAGAAAGAATGTTAGCTTGAAGTGTCTTGATAATCTCTAATACATTATAAGCCTTGCCACCTTTAGACTCTAGCAACTCCACTGTGAACATTTCACCTTTAGAGTCCATGTCATAAGACTTTGGCATGACAATACCACGCTGAGTACCACTTGCTAAATCATCAACGATCTTCATAAACATCTGATAGACAGCTTTTTGATCGTCACTAGCATCTGCAGACATATACTGAGGTGGAATGCCAATCACAGGAAGTCCCTGTGTATCTTTGGCAACACCTGTCATCATATTGTCTGTGAGCAGTGTCAATTGCTTGTAAGCTAAGTATGCAGCTTTGAGAATGCTGTTACCTTCGGGATTACCATTTGTAGGGTCTACATTGAAGAGTACAAACTTCTCACGAGGAATGACAATTAAACCATTTTCATCTGTGAGGTTTTGGAATCTGTAACTGTTTTCTAGATTTGCAATAGATTGTGATACACTAACAAGTTCTCTACCATCCTCTGAGAAGTTCCACTTTTCAATGGAAGCTTGAGGGCGAGTTGCAAGACATTTAAGCCCTACGAGTCCGTCATTGTACTTACTACCATTTACTTTCAAGCGTCTGCGATATACTTTTTCAGATAAGTGGAAGCCATAATCTAATACAGGGAAAGTGTTCTGCATTGTTTGTTGGAATGTTTCTTCCATGTCATGCAAGCAAGAGTATAAGAACTTTGCGCGTTCTCTGTGTTTTGGAGTGTCATCGAAAGGCTCTACATACATCTCTGAACGATTCATCAGCATCTTAATTGCATTTCGTGCAATAGCTACTGGAGGGCTGAGTAACATTTCCTCTACAACTTTGATGCGGGATGGCATCCTAAATGCTGCGTTAGCTTCTTCGTAGATGCGTCCGTTAGAGGTTTTTAATACTCCAAACCCTTGACTTCCTAATTTGATACGTGGTATAGTTGTCCCACTGTCAGGCTGTAGAGCTGTTGCAACGCCATCAGGCGAGGTCGCTTCTGGCATATTTATTGCTCCTTGTAATGCTTATTATGTTTATGGGCATAATTATACCATTCACTGTTAAAAATGTCAAGTAATTTCTTGCAAGACATTTTAGTTATGGTATAATTATGTTTTAGATTGTTGGCACAGGCGAGGATTTTGTTAGGGATGGCACTGAGAATGCAGGTAACTGTAATTGTCTTGCTAAATTATTAAAACTATCTGAGCAAGCATCAACTTGATCGTTCTTCTGGGTTCTTTCAATTGCTTTCTCCCCAGAGAATGCTTCAAGCTCTGCAAAGAATGCATCGTTCCAATCACCCTTAACCACGCGAACACTACCACTCTCGGCTAATGCACAAAATGGCTTAAACCTTGTAAGCTTACTGCTGTGTCCAGAGGACTGAGCTTTCTTGCAAGGGATGCCGTTTTCTGCTAAGACTTTCTGAAAGAAGTGAGCACTACTCTTACCTGCTGCTGCAGGGTCAACTGGAATGCAAACTTCACATTCACCCACACCATCAGCTTTAGCAGTCTCAATAACAGTTTTTAAAACGCCATCAATACGCATCTGCACTCTGACAACATCTTCGATATAGTAAATTCCATATCTGTCTCTAGACATTTTTACACCTGCTGTCCAATCTGGGTTGTTAGTTTTTGTCTTTTCTTCTGAAGCGAAGTCCCAAGAACGTATCCTAGCTGTGGCATTTACAGGAGGTTGGTCAACTATTTGAACCCACTTTCTGTCGAAGTAACCACTTCCCTCTTCCCTTGCAGTCCAGCTACCATGTAAAAATTTTAACTGATTTACATGCGGCTGTGATAACAATGATGATAAGTAGCTATTATTCTTTGGAGGGAGTAAGTACGGATTGTCAAAAACACCTGTAGGAATAAACCTGAATGATTTTGGCATGAACAATCTTGTGCGCTCTTCTTTAGAGAAGTTATTAATCTGCTCTTCTGTTAATCCGTGTGCGTATATTAGATTCTTTGGAGCACCGTACAGTTCGTAGCACTCTTCTGGACTATCAGCCCACTTAGCTTTATTGTCCTCTACACAAAACCACCTAATTACATTCTCAGTGCCTTCTCTTGGAACACCTGTGTGTTCGTCTAAGAAGAAATTAACCCAATCGAATAAGAAACTGTTCGGGTCTGGATTGCAGGACATAATGAGTTGTGGGTGAATATCAGAACCCACTGTGCGCAAACGTGATTGCAAGAACAACACTTGCTTTTCAGTCCACTTATCTGCTGCTTCATCTATCAATATCCGTGTTAATTGGCTACCCTGCCAACTACCTAAATCATCGTCACATGAAATTGCGGAGAAACCAATAGTAGCTCCTGAAGGAAATTCCCACAGTTTTGCTTGTGTTTTGTATGGAATCTTTGTAAAATGTGGGTAGACGTTCTTTGATTCATCTATTAGTCCACCTTGACGCTTAAGTTCTGGCTCAAAACGTCTCAGGATTACGCATCGAAACTTACTGTCCTTAATTCCATCTAAATTCTTTGTGAGACAAATCCTTGATTTGCCCCCGCCTGCACCACCGCCAATAAGAATAACATCTGTTGTGTTATCCATAAGAATCAACCGCTGCTTTTCACTGCATGGCTGAAACCGAGGTCTTTCTTTTTTAACCATATTACTCCTTTAAATTCTGATAGCACACCACACTAACCTTGCTGCTATCTCAGGAAGACATGTCTCTTCCTCTCACCTCAAACTCATTCGCTATTCGAGAATAGCGAATACAACAGTGTTCCACGATAAGAGCTTAATCTACTAACTAGATATGGGACGAAACACTATGGATAGAATTGCAAACAGAACAGCTCTACAACGTCAAAGGAAAAAGCACGAAGGAGGAGAACGTGCCAAGGAGATTGACGGAGAGCTGTTGTATTTGCAATCTAAAGATGTCTTTCCATCAGTCATTGTGTCTGTATTCCCATCGTAGTAGCCTTGGGGAACTGTCGCTACCTTTCGGTTTCATGACTTCCTACAGTCAATCATCAGGCGAATTAGCTACCTACACCTTTCTGTCACACACAAATGGAAAGGAAACGCTCTTTACTGCTGCAATTAGGCGAGAAGTTTATCTTTATTGTCAGAGTTGCTTCTCAGTCTGACATACACGGTGACTGCCACCACGTATTCTTGCAGACCTCTCATCTGCTTGTATGTTTTCATCTAAACACATAAAATCAAGGACTGGCTGATCCCACCCTTATTCTTTAGTCAACTTCTGCGATATTCGAGAAGTCAAGCAGAGGAGTCATCTCATCCTCATCTTCTGAATCGTCTACAATAACCCCACCATTACGCTGAATACTTACAAGCAACTCGTGATGCTTTGCTGCAAACTCTTTGTTCCTAGCTTTCTCAGCAGACTCAACTTTAATAGATTCCATGTGCATGGTCATGAGAAACTTAGCTGCTTCCATTCTGTCTTTTCTGCTTGCTGTAGGGTCATCTCTGACAGATACTAAGTAAGCCATAGAAGGTTTGTTTTCCTTATTCAGCATCCTCTTCTGAATAGTAATAGAGTTCTTCTTACTCTGAACGCCTGTCCTTACTATCTCTCCTACTGAATTATCTACGTCACTCATACACCACATCTCCTGCTATTATTGTTCTGTTACACTCATTATTACATAATTGTTTCATTTTGTCAAGCCACTTGTAATAAATTGTTGTTAGTGACGACTAATAATTGCTCCAAAGAAACTCTTGCAATTCCTGATATCTCATGATATAGTTTAATTTCTGAACAACAAGTGAGTGAAATGAACAACTAGGAGAATAAATTGGAAGAATACACAGAACTGGAATACTTAGACGTAAACGACTTCGTAGAGCACATGCTCGAAGAAGATTTAGAAGACTAACATAAAGGAAACACAATGGCAAAAACACTAAAAG